AATGCCTGACGGTGGCTCTTTAGATTATTCACTAGGTATTCAATGCGAGATAGGTAAAGTAAGAGTTATAGATAACATTATAGTAGTGCCAGCAAGCTTTGAGCCTACATTAACATCAAATATTTATGGAGGAGAAACAAACAGCTAGGACATTTAGCACATTTAGAGAGGTTGCAATCATTGACCCCGTCGAAACAGTAGCCAAAGAAGGGTGGGTAAAATGGGGAATCGACAACCTTTACCCTCAATTTTTATGGTCTTTATATGTTAACAGTCCTATTCATGGAGGTATAATCAACTCTAAAAATACTTTTATTTCGGGTGCTGGTTTAAACTATGAAGGTACTGAAAATTGGGATGATATTAATAAAAACGGGCGTTCTAAATATACACTAGACGAACTTGTCGAAATGTACTCACTAGACCAAGAAGTTATTAACGGTTATTATATTAAATGTGTTTATGATTCATTAAATCAAAAGTGGCAATTAGAACACCTAGATTTTGAGTTGATGCGACCTAATGAAAACGGAACTATATACTATTATTCTGAGAATTGGGCAACGTCTAGACAAAATGATAAAACTAAATTCAAAGAATATACTAGTTTTTTTAACCGTACAAGCGAAACAAAAGAATGCGTTTTATTTGTAAAGGCTAAATCTAGACAGTTTATACTAGAAACTAAAAAGCTAACTTCAGGATATTACCCTATTCCATTGTATAGCGGTGGTATTGATTCAATATTGACTGATATAGAGATTAATTTCTTTAGATTATCGGAGGTTGTAAACGGTTATAAGGGTGGTACGCTTATAAGTTTGAACAATGGAATACCAGAAAGTGAAGAACAAGCAGAAAAGATAGTTTATGACCTTAAATTAAACGCTACAGATAAGCGTAAACAAGGCGGCGTAAGCGTTACCTTTTCAGATGGTAAAGATAGAGAACCAAGTATTGTACAATTGAACGGAAATGACCTAGATAAACGCTATGAAAGTACAGAGGTTGGACTATCTAAAAAGATATTTATTTCACATTCTGTTATTAACCCTAAAATGTTCGGTTATATTCAAGATTCTTCTTTATTTTCTAGTGACTTAGAAAATGACTTTAAATTATTCAATCGTACATACGTAAAGAAAAGACAAAAGAATATAGCAGACTCTTTGAACTATGTACTTTCAGAACTTAACGGAATGACGGGAGAAATTAGTTTTAACGAATACGAACTATTTGATAAAGTTATTGAGCCAATTGTACCTGTAGCTTTAAAGTTGTCAGCTGAAGACAATGAAACGCAAATACTAGATTTATTTGTAAGTTGTGGACGTTCTAAAAACGATGTTAAAATTATAAAATCTAGTGAATTTAAAAACCAAACAGAAGAGGAAATTATCGAAGGCTTTTTTAAAGACAAATTTGCTGTTAACGATAATCAAAATAGAATCCTATCCATGCTTTCAAATGGTGAGAGTTATGATGCAATTGTAAAAGCTTTAGATATGAAACCTATTGAAGTTTCAAAGATAATTGTAGGATTGCAAAATAATGGTTATTTAGATGGTGGTAACGTTACCGATAAAGGACTTCAAGAAATTGTAAACCGTGAACAGATAAGCGTTGTTTATTCTTATGAGAAAAGACCTAACGCGCCCGACTTAGTTAAAGGGGGTAGTTCTAGACCATTTTGCAAAACGCTTATTGAAATGGATAAAGTTTATACTAGAGAGGAAATAGATAATATCAGTTCAGCAGTTAAGCGTGACGTATGGAGTTATAGAGGCGGTTGGTATCATAACCCTAACACAGATATAAATACTCCTTCATGTAGACATTTTTGGAAACAAAACGTAATCTTTAAATAAAATGAGTACAGCATTATTAATAAACGCATATAATCTTAAACAACTTTCTTTGATTCATGGAAATGTTGAAGATAGTATATTAACCCCCACTATTAAGATAGTACAAGACACAATGATAGAACCTATTATAGGGACTTCTTTGTATACTAGAATACTAGAAGGTATTGACCTAGATAATCTTAACGCTGATGAGGTTATTTTAATGGATAAGTATATTATTCCCGTAGTTGCTATGGGTTGTAATTTAGAAGCCGTTGTAATGACTACATACCAGATTAGAAACAAAGCTACAGGAATAACAAACGACGAGTTTCTAAGGGGTGCAAGTGAAAGCGAAATAAATAGACTTCAAGATTCATTTAGAAGTAAATTTGAACACTATAGACAAAAATTGATACAGTATTTAAAATACAATTCTGTTTTATATCCTGAATACTATCAATATTTCTCAAATCCTGACTCTTTTTATAGTTGTTTAACGGATGGCGGTGAAGGAATAAAACCAGACTTAGGTAAAACTAGAAGTAATATCTATTTTAAATGAAGAAAACTTTAAATAATCTTAATACAGAACTACAAGCAATTGCAGACGCACACCTTCAGGTTAACACTTACTATTGGGGTGACTTTCTAAACGCTATAAACCAAGACAAAGCGGTTACATACCCTTTAATGTGCTGTTTTGTCACGGGAAATAGTTTAGAAAAAGTTACTATTCCTGTTACTATTAATATAATTGTAGCTGATAAGTTTTTTAAAAATGGTCGACAAGGCAATTTAAACGATACTGAAAGTGATACTTTACAAGTTGTACGTGATGTTTACGAAGTTATAAGCAAGTCGCCTAGATGGCAAAACATTGGTAAGATAACGGGCGCAACGGCAAGTAAATTTCTAGAAAAGGGTGCAGATGAAAGCGCTGGATGGATATTAGCAATATCATTTACAATATACGACAATCAAAGTATTTGTAATTTACCTATGATGGGTTACGACTTTGAAACGTCTGCCAATATACAAATGTGTGAGGACGTTATTATAATAAACTCCGACGGTTCATTTACCCATACGGCTGCAAGTGGTGACGTTTATACATTACCAGATACTACATACAATGTTTATGTAAATAGTAACTTAAATAGTACGTTCACTATTCCAACATTAAGCTAATGAAAAACTTTATAACCGACTTAGCATTTACAGAACAACTTACAACGCTTGCAAGTAATGACACTATACTAGTAAGACAAACTAACCAAAGTAAAAAGAATACAGAAATAAGTGTAAGCAATTTCTTTGAGTCAAATATAACTCCACATATAGCCTTATTAGATACAACTATTCAAACTATTGCAGTTGCACACACTCCCCAAGTAATTACATTTAATACATTAGATTTTGCTGCTAAAATAACACAAACTTCTAGTTCTAGATTTACAGTTTTAGAAGGTGGTGATTTTATAGCTAATATTTCAGCACAAACAGAACTTTCTAGCGGGGCTAATAAATTACTAGATATTTGGATAAAAGTAAACGGAACTAATTTAGCTAACTCAAATAGTAAGATTAGGGTTGCAAATGCTAACGACCAAAAAAGGTTAACTATTTCAATACCATTCACTTTAAACGCTAATGATTATGTTGAACTTTGGATGAGTGGTAATGATGTACATTTACGATTATTAGCAACGGGAGTAGAAACAACACCTGACAGACCCGCAACTCCAAGTATTTTTTTAACAATAGATAAATTACCGTAAAAATTAAATAATTATTAATATCTTTATACTATGGCGAATAACATTAATATAACATTTAGCAAGGCGGATATGGGTCTTGAAAATGTGGATAACACTTCTGACTTAAACAAACCAATATCTACAGCTACACAAACGGCATTAGATGATAAGGTTGACAAAGAAGCTGGAAGCCGTTTAATAACTAGTGCTGAAGCTACATTGTTAGGCAATACTAGTGGGACCAATACAGGCGACCAAGACCTTCAAAGCGTTGTAACTGCTGGTAATACTACAGATACAGACATTCAATTTGGTGATGGTGTTGGTGTGTTATTAAATAATACTTCAAGACTTAGAGAGGGTACAATTGATTCAGGCGCTGGTGGTGGTGTTGCTCAAATTTGCGCAGTTGGTTACGAGTTGAAGTGGGAAGCTGGTAGTCAGTATGTAATGGACGGAAACGGTCTTTTAATAAGAGAGGTTAACCATAAATTTACAAGCATTCCAGATGCAAATAATGACAATTCACAAGGCTTTTATGCTGGTTCACGTTGGATATTAGATAATGGGGATTTATACATTTGCACAGACGCGACAACCGCTACTGCTGTTTGGGAATTACAAACTATTGACACCGTGCCAACCGATGGAAGTGTTAAATCTGTAGAATCTAACGGGGTCTTTGACGCTTTAGCAGATAAAGTTGATAAGGTTGCAGGAGAAAGACTTATAACAAGTGCAGAAAGTACGTTACTAGGCAATACTTCAGGAACTAATACGGGAGACCAAGACTTAAGCGGTTATCAAGTTACGTTAACAGCTACAAACTTAAAGACTTTAGTAGATACGTTTACAACAATAACAACTCCTATAGATGCTGATGTTGTACCGATTACAGATAGTGCTGGAACGACTACAAAGAAGCTATCATGGTCTAATTTTAAGACTACTTTATTAGCTTACTTTGATACTATTTTTCCTAGAAAAACAGTAGCTACTACGGGGTCGGTTATTTCTTTCGACGTGCCTGTAGTTTGGAATACTCCATCAAGTCCTTCAGCTTCTAATTTAACAGACGATTTAACGAATGCTAAGATTGGATATATTCAAAAGATATACCACAATAAGGCAACCGCTCCAACCGTTCCAGCTGGTTGGGTTTTAATAGGAACTGGAACTTACACGACATCGACTTTAAATATTATCTTTGCTGAGTGGGTGAGTGGAACAAGGATTGAATATTGGATCACGAAACCAGCATAATATGAGTTACTACCATCATTTAATTAAAAGTGCAGTAGTACCAGCATTGTTATTAGACACTTACAGCGGTGCGGTAGTTGCGTATTCACTTAGAAAATTATCTAATACTTATATGGGTAATTGTATAAGGGTAAGACGTTCATCTGATAATACAGAACAAGATTTTGGATTTTCTTCAGGTGTTTTAGATACTGCAAGTTTACTAACCTTTTGCGGTGCTGGCAGCGGTTTTTTAGTGACGTGGTACGACCAGTCAGGAAATGGAAAAAACGCTGTGCAATCTTCAG